CAGCAGGAACAAGTGTAAGTGCAGTAATAGGAAAATCTATTGCAATGGCAATGATTTTCGGATAATAACAACAGAGGAATAAAAAATGGCAACACCAAATTTATATAGCGTCGACACGATCACACCTAAAAACACTATGGGTAATTTAGGGGATACCAATAGAACAACAATGGTAGATGTTACTGATCACTACGCTGCCAAAATTGATACAGTTTTAATCTCTAACACAGATGGAACTAACGCATGTGATGTTACACTCGAAGTTAGTAATGATAACGGAAGTACTTATTATAAAATAGCAAGTACAATTTCTGTTCCCGCAGATTCAACAATGAGTTTTTTAGATACACCATTATGGTTAGACGAAACAGATTTATTAGCCGTTACCGCAGGAACAGCAAGTGATTTATCATGGCATGTTTCTTATGTGGAAATGGCTGATTAATAAAGGAAGGATATACTATGCCTAAAATTATAAAACCCGCAGTTGGAGCTTTCACTACAGCAGATATTTCTGTTGATTCATCAGGAAGAGTTTATAAAGCTTCTTCTGGAACCGGTGGTTCTGCTCCAAACGTTCTAACAACTCTGTTACAGGGTCCAGCTACTGCTACTTTCACTGCTAATCCTGCAACTACAAAAATTCAATTATACATGAGAGGCGCTGGCGGAGGCGGAGGTGGAGACGGCGGCGGCGGCGCTCCGTTCGGTTACGGTGGTGATGCAGGCTTCGGAGTATGGAGTATTCCCGTAACACAACCTTACGCAGTTCCTTACGCTATAGGTGTAGGTGTAGCTCGTTCTGGAAATACTGTGCCAGGTATAGCTGGTGGTACATCAACTTGGGATACTAATTCAATAGCTAATGGTGGTACTGGCGGTGGTCGAGGACCTAGTCCAGGAGCCCCTGGAAGTCCAGGAGATTGTGAACCAGGAGTAACTTTTGATTATTCTCAGCCCACACCTGCTTTGAATGTCCCTTATTATATGTCTATTCAATGTGGTATGACAACAACGCAGGATATTGGTATTCCTACTTCTAATATCACAGGTATTCAATACAATGGAGTAGGTTCGCTCGGACAAGGAGCCCCTTCTGTAGCGGGCGCACCCGGGGCAGCAATAGTTTATGAAGATATAGGATAAATTATGGCTAAACTTCTTTTTTCAAAAAAGCACGATTTAGATCTCACAACTTTTATACACGCTATAAAAGTAGATAGTGATGCAGATTATGTGTGTGCATTATCTAGTTGTAAAATCATAGAAATATCAGACGCAGAGTATGAAAATCTTTTTGATGGTACAAAAGAATTAAGCGTTGAAAATGACACTGTTAGTTTGGTAGACCTTGAATTTGACAACACAATAAAAGTAGACGAAGCTGCTTTTACTGAGAATTACAAACGGTATAAAACAATATTACAAAATAGAATTGAGCAGGCACCGAATCATTCTAAAATAACTGAAGCTCAAGAGTGTCTTACTTTTTTAAATACTATAGATCCAGGTAGTCGTTCTTATCCGAGTGATCATTTGGATAAAATATTAAAAGACAATAATAAATATATAGGTTTTTCAGCATTTTAATTTCTTTACTTTATTTTTAAAATCTATACATTCCCTTAGAATGTTTGAGAAAGATAATATAATAAAATTTTTATATCCAAAAAACTCGAAAAAATTATTCGAGGATATTTTTCCTGTTCCAAGCAAACTCAATATACCTGCTTGGTATAAAAATCTTAAAACTACAAAAGAATCCCCAACCATAAAAAGTTGCATGCCTTTTTTAGATGCTATTACTGCGGGTTATATTTTAAAAATGCCACAAGATTTTTATGTCAAGCATAATTTTATAAATAAAAAAACTAAAAAAAGAGATAGTCATTTTAGATTTGGGTTTAGTAAGGCTGAGCCCGACCATCTTATACATAGAGGTATAAATATGAATACTCATAGACTTCAAGTTCATCCACAAGTACAGCTGGGAAAAGAATGTCCTTTTAATAAAAAGAATAAAGATTTAGGTTATTATAAAGTATTGAATCCATATATCATTGAAACACCCCCCGGATATTCTTGTTTATTTGTATCCCTTTTAAATAATGCAGATGATAGGTTTGAAATTATTTCAGGAATTGTAGATACAGACATATATCATAATCATATAAATTTTCCTATTGTAATAAATGGGGACAAATATCCACATTTAGAAACAACTATTCAAAGAGGCACTCCCTATGTTCAAATCATACCTTTTAAAAGAGAGTCTTGGAAAATGAAAATAGAAGAGTATAAAGGAGATCCTCTAATAGATCGTTTAACTCTACTAAAACTTCTATGGAATAATTATAAAAATAATTTTTGGAGTAAAAAAAAATGGAATTAGAAAACTTTATAAAAGTGTTTGATAACACTATGGATCCAGTCGTAATAGGAAGTTGTATAAAATATTTTAATACCCTAGACTTTGAAGACGCTGGTATAATACATGATGCTCCTCCTAATACTTCTCCCATACAATCTAATCCTATTACTAATAAAAACAAAATAAATAAATCTATACGAAATACTCAATCTTGGGATTTTAGAACTAATAAGTTAACAGGTATTCATTGGAGAAATCTTTGGAGAGACGTACTCTTAAAAACATTCGTTCGATATCAAAACGAAACAAATATTAAGACTAAAATTAATGCTACCAAATTAGTAACTCTAAATGCTTTAAAATATGAAGAAGGAGGTTTTTATCTTCCTCATTCAGATAGTCATGCAATTTATCCAAGAACTATAAGTATGACATATTTTTTAAATAATGATTATGAAGGTGGAGAATTGGTATTTCATTCTCCAGATCAAGAATGTAAAGAAGTTTTAAGAATTAAGGCGGCACCGGGTAGAGCTGTATTATGGCCTTCTAATTTTTTATACCCCCATTCAATTTCAAAAGTTACTAAAGGAAGGAGATATGCTTTGGTATCATGGCTAGCTTAAAACAACTTACCTATAAAACTATACCTGCTTTGTTAAATAAAACAGAACTAGATATTTTAAAGCCCTACTGCAAATCAAAACATATTAATAATTTTCACCAGTTTGACTTTCTTCAAAATAATTGTGGTGATTCTTATTTTTATAAAGACGAATTGATGGAAGTAATAGCAAAAAGAAAAAAAGAAATAATTGAAAAAGCGGTAGGATTAGAATTAAGCGAAACATATACTTTTTGGCGATGTTATACTTTTGGTGCGGAACTGAAGGCGCATAAAGATAGACCCTCTTGTGAAATTAGTGCAACAGTTTGTATAGATAGTGACAAATTAGATTGGCCAATTTATATGGATGGTAAACCTGTTATATTACAACCAGGGGATGCAGTAATTTATAATGGATGTAGACTAAAACATTGGAGAAAACCATATGAAGGAGACTATCACATGCAAGCTTTTTTTCATTATGTAAATAAAAAAGGACGTTATGCAAACTATAAAGGAGATACAAGAAGATGAAAATAATACAATGTGAAGATGGCTCTGGTAAAATAGTATTCTCAGACCCAGAAATTGAACTTTTAAAAAAACAACCCTATATTGAATTTCCAGCAGAGGGAATGAAACATATTGCAAATAGTTTGATGAATATTGTTGCTAGTATAAATGAAAGAGTTCCAGAGGATAAAAAAGATTTATTAACTCAGCCCAAACAACATATCGCTCCTAAGGATGAATAACTTTTATCATATTATAGATAATTTTATTAGTGAAAAAGACTCACAAGATTTAATTACTTTTTTTGATAAAAACGACCATCTTTGTTCTGACTCTGAAGAACGACATAAACATAGAAACCTTCATTATGAGTCAATTAAAGATAAAAAAATTAAAGGTTTATTGGACTATTATTGTTTAAAAAATATTATTTTTATAGATCATTTTTTTAAGGCTAAAACAAAACTTTGGAACAAGATGAGACTCTGTCGCTGGAAGGAGGGAGACAGTATGGCCCTTCATTTAGATAAAAATATTGATTATTATTATTCTTCATTACTTTATCTAAACGATGAATATGAAGGAGGGGAACTGCTCTTTAACACTGAAGTTATGAAAATGAAAAAATTCAGCTGTATTATTTTCGAAAGTGATATTCATATTCACGGGGTAAAGAAAATTTTAAAGCACAAAAGATACACGATACCTTCTTGGTATCAAAAAATAAATGAATGATTTTGATGGCTATTTGAGCTATACAAAATAATATTTTATATTATAATACCTATAGTAAAGGATTTTTATGTTACAAAAGATAGGTTTTCTGCCTGGATTTAATAAACAGATTACCCCCACAGGAGCCGAGGCACAATGGACGGGAGGAGAGAACGTTCGTTTTAGATATGGTACACCTGAAAAATTAGGGGGATGGTCTCAATTAGGAGACAAAGCTTTAACCGGTGCGGCTCGCGCTATGCATCAAATGGTTAACAAAGAAGGCATTAAATATTCCATCATTGGAACCAATAGAATTTTATACGCTTATACAGGTGAAGCCTACTATGATATTCACCCAATTAAAACTGACTTCGGAGCATTA